CATATGCATCCATAACGATTGTGAATGGATTCTTAATGGTTGGCAACCAGCCATGCTTCTCAACCGTGATGCCGTATACTTCATTGTTCTGACAGCTTCTTGATAGAGAGGCCTGCTGCTCTGTCTCATGCCAATATTTTCTGATTTTGATAGACAGGGCTTCATCATACCCATCTGTATATCCGTCCATGTCAACAACTTCGACAACCGGGTTCTGTGATGTGATGTTTGCAGTTGTCCTTTGAACATTCGCAAAAAATAGATTTACAGATATATTATCAGGCTTTGAAATCCCACTCTTGCCCCAATGATCCCCACGGAACAGCCGATAATTATCTTTCCAGCGATCCATTAAACCAAGACGATCTTTTTCTGCGTAGGAATCTTCGAACAGACCCCATATCCACGCCCCTAAATCTTCGTGGCCTTTAGGTGGAGGATTTTCTATGTTATAGTCTTCGATCGATTCCCGCATTGTGTTCTCCAAATAAAAAAGCCTCCTTGAATAGACCCGACCATGAACTTAAGTCCCCTGATCAGGGCCGCGATTATCTGTTTTTCTGTTGGGGTCATAAAAATCGCACTTCCTCGACTACTGTCCCTTCCTGAATATCCGATAATGGAACCCAGCCAGCACCATCGGCAATATTAAAACCGATACCAACCTGCTTACCATCCCCAAAATCAGGATTGACATAGCAATAAACTAAACATTTGTCTGATCCGTCCGGCTTGCTAATCCAGTAATATTTGCCTTCTTTCATGTTCTTATCCTCACCTTAAACTTGCCTTCAGGCGCAAGCAACCCTCCGCAATCAGCGCATTCAATTGATCCTGATCCAGCACTTGTGTCAGGTGGAGCAGGTTGCCAGCCGTATGACGCATAGAGCTCTTTCAATCTCAGCATCCCAGGATGGGCGTGTAACTCGGAAGCATATTGATCAGTCGTCTCAAAATGACACGCACCACATTGAGGGCAAATGATATCAAGCGATTGGTGTGTTCTTGCTGTCTCGCCGGGCAAAGGAGAGGAAACCCGCAAAACCCCATAGAACACACCATCGCCTTCCACAATATCATACTCCGGCGGAATGAACTTCTCGGCTTTGGCTCTGGTAGAATATCCGCCGCCCCTGGCCGGTCTAAATTCCTGATCCATTATTTAGCCACCTTATTTGCCAAAGTTTCTGCAAACTGCTGCGTAAATCTGTCGCTGGCATCAAGCACAGAAGCAGGAAGGCCAGTGGAGGAAGGGGCTGAATCCGTAAAATTAAAACTGTCTTCCACATTGAACGCCTTGCCTTCTGGGCCTTTGACTTGGAAAAGGTTGTTTTCAAACCCTTCTCTTTTGGTTTTAAAAACCAGCCAGCCACCCAGGGCCACCCCGGATATGGTAAAGAGCCAAGAAAGAATAAAGGTTGTAACAATAAGCCACGGGGATATCATTTCGCATACTCCTCATTAGAGCCAAGCGTATCGGCCTCAAAATGGAAATCAATTTCTATAAGGGCTGCATCATCTGCGTAGCTGTCTGTCCCACCGGCCCCGGTCGCGTCCCTGAAGACTCTACAAATCAGCATAGGAGATACGCTATCAACCCCTGACATGATAATGTCGCCCAAATCGGTTATATAATGCCTGCCAACCACAAGCGTTTCGGTCGGCATCGAAACATTACCATACATAATAGTTGTTACCGGAAACGTAACCCCTACCTTGGCAACAGAATATTCAAGCCCCCATGAAACTACCTGCCCAGCCGAACCATTTGAAACTGGCATCCAGTGTACATGAGGATGTAGATCGGTTCCAAGCTTCCACGAGTGCGGAATCTGGCAGGTAAAGTAGAGTTCTTCTTCTGTGGCCGCGTCGAACAGATAGGTGAAAATACCCTGAGAACCGGCTCCGTTATCTAAGACCTTCTCAAAACCTGGATTTTTTGCAGCCGGAACTTTAGTCGATAACACCGGGACCCGTATGTCATCCCAAACCGTATCTGTAAGAACGATACCCGTGCTTGTCTTTGCGTCAACATATGCCTTTATAGACTGCTGAGACGCAATCGCGCGGTCACTGTTGGATGCCATGTTGTCCTCATCGAGAATGTCATATATCCCGATAGCCCCTATGGTCACTGCTTGATCCATTATGCCAGTGTCACTCCGCCGTCTGCCGCTGTCTGGCCGGTGCAGAACCAGTTTGCGCCATCACAAAGGAATGAAACATAATCCCCGGCTATTGCTACGTTGGCTGCCAAAGTCACGGTTGTGTGCCCGGTATTTGTCGGGCCGTCTTCGGTTGTATCAACCTCCAGCTCATTAATACCATTCGTGATAATCTTATCAGTGTCGGACGCCGCAAGCTCAGTGATAATATATGCTGTGGTCGGGGCTGTCTTGACAACAAATTTGCAGTTCCACCCGGCCCCGGCTGCCGCTATGCTCGGAAGGGTGACTGTAAACCCACCAGCTAAATTCAGAAAAAAAACTTTCCCGCAATCAGCTTCTGCGTTTAAAGACCTGGCCGCTGTTAAAACTTCAGTTCTGATCCTGCCTAAATCCATTGATGCATTGCTGCCACCAATTGTTACAATCTGTTCCATTGTTTATATCTCCATGTTAAACGCTTTGCCGTGGTCAATGGGTTGCTCCCATAACCGTTCCGACAAAATTGTATGTGTTAAGGCTCCGAGAATCCCGACCGCCGGGTAATCGAAAACTTTACCTTTATCAATTACGGACTGCTGGAAAGCTTGCAGCCTACTTACCAAGCCCATGTGATTTCCAAGTCTCAGTATCTTTTTATCAAGGGCATTTCTCATCTGCCATGCATAAATAGGGAAAGCATTTGGCTCAAACCAATCTGCTGGCTCACGGATATATAATCCTCTCCCCGACCCCTGTCTTTTTTCCAAAGCTGCGCTTGTATCGGTTATCAAAGCTTGATACCTGTCAGGATCGGCTGTCCAATCAGGCAGGATACCGGAGAACTCCCCAAATCTGTATTCAGCCCTTATCATAACCGCAGAATCAATCAGATCATAAACAGACTGGTATTCCCTGAAATCAAGAACCTGAATCCGTTTATCGCCAACACCGACAATAATCAAACAGCCAGGCTCTGAAGCCGTGGGCCAGCCGATAGCACCGGAAATTGCGGAGTAGTCCTGCTTAGATACGTCATCCCGAATATAGGATGGTTTAAGCTCTACTTTTACGCCGGAAAGTTCAGCCCAATCGTGTCGGGCTTGGCGGGTTTCATAATCAAAAGAATCTCTGATGATTTCGATCATAATACCCCCGCAAAGAAACCGGAATAATCTATTTCGTGGGCGTATCTAAGTGCCGCTATATAATGATCATCCTTATCAACCGGGATAGGAAGACTGTTCCCATTTTTATCTTTTTTCCATTGCCATGTTGACAATTCATTTGCCAGTCCCTGCAACCCATCATCAACAATAATTTCATGCTTTTGAAGCCACTTAATCGAAAACAAAACAGAGTCTGGGCCTTTTTTGACTCCCCTGGCATCAACTCCAAAATCAATCAACTCTTGGATAGACTTTGGCTCCGCAGAATCACAGAACACGCATCCGCTTCCGACATCTGGTTTAAGCCTGTCTGCAATCTGCGGATTGGTCATGCCGCCCTGTGACCAGCCGGAGAAGGCATATATTTTTTTATTTTGGGCGTCATAATGTGATCTGATAAAGGCGTTTGGGTCCGAGGCGTACCCGAAGTCAAGCCCGTTGCGAATGTTGATAAATTGGCTGCGGTCAGAGAGATCGGCAACTCTCCAATTTTTAAGGATCAAATCACCAAGGGTTCCCCAATTTCCAAGAGTATAAACATTACGCCAATATGGGTCAGTCTCATTTTCAAGATGGGCATGATCTTCTGGATCAAGGAAATCGTTGTCTATATGGGTTGTTTTAAGTATTGAAATATTTTCATCGTGATATTCCGTCTGGCTATCTGACCACCCAACAGGCTTGAAAAACTCAACATAAATCCAATGGGTTTTATAGATAGGGTTGAAAAGCATTATAACCCGCTTTGGAATCCGCTTGCCTTTATATATAGCGATACCCCTGAGACGCTTTTTAAGCTGTTTAAAGTCTTCCTTTGCGGTTTCTGTGGCTTCTTCGATCAGGATATCAGTGATGACGCCTTCCTTTGGCGTGATAGATTTAATCTTCTCAACATCATCCAGGCCGGCAAAGAGAAATTGGTATCCATTTTTGCAGGTGATATGCCCCTGGGATGGAACAATGTCAAAAAGTTCACGGGCTTTTAACCTGGAGATTGCTTTTTCGATTTCATTGAAAACAGATTTGCCAACAGAATTTGCATTCTTTCTCAAGCACAAATAATTGTGGCCGCCCTGCATTACTTCTTCAACAGCTCTTTGGGTCGCAAAAATTGATTTGCCGGAAGACGAACCACCAAAAAAGATTTCAGTAGGCCAGGATCGCTCCAAATATGGATAATAGACCTGATTGTATATATCCGGGTCTATCGTGATTTCATATTTTATAGCCGCTGGCAAATTTATAAAAACCTCAACTTTTTAAACAAAAATTTAAATCAGTCAGGCAAAAAGCCGCTTTATTAAAAGAGTCGTTGCTTAAAACCTCAACTTTATTCAACATCTATACTTTTCCGCTTGATATTGATTTCGATTGCTCCGCCGTCTTTGCCTGAGTGCTCAAGCTCCTGCTTGTCTGTCCATTTAAAATTCTTCAAAGCAAAAATAGGGCCAGTCGCATTGCTTCCGAATAATCGTTTTTCTGCGTAATTCTCAACTCTTAGCCTCGCTTCTTTTATGGCGCTGGAAAACTCATCAATCTTGCCGTAGTCAATAATCTGCATTCTGTCCAACCCCAATACCAAGCCCAAGCCTGTGATGGTGTAAGGTTCTTCCTTCAAATCAGCTTCTGCAAAGAACCTATCTATTAATTGTTGCATCTCTTCAACCGTTTGATATTTTCTGGGTCTGCCGCCTGGGTGCTTACCATTCGGTGTGTCCCAAACTTTTGGCTCAGTATCACTTTGTGGTATAATTCCGGGGCATACCGTAGCACTCGTTTTTTTTGAAACTGATTTTTTAGGGGCTTTTTGAGGGCTGTTTTTTAGGCTCTTTGGCTTTATGGCTGCCTTTTTGGGTTTTGGAGTGTTTTTATCTGTCATACTCGCTCCGCCGGATATTTAGGTATTTTTCTATTCCCGTTTTCAAGGGGTCTAATTGGTCGCCCTTTGGGATAAATGGGAAAATCAGGTAATTTGTTTTGGTCTGGGAAATATTCTTCGGTTTTAATTTGTCCATCTCGTTTTATATAATCCTCGATAGATTCCGTTGTCATTTTTCCATAAATGCCTGATTTCTGACTAATTTTAGAATTATTTTTTCAATGAGTCAAGCGAATTGTCATTTTTTATACAATCGTTGTCATTTTTTGACACCATTGAAAGCATTGGTATTAAAAGCTATTGCCAATTATCTCCGAAACATGGTGTCAATTTCTGTACAAACATTCAATTTTAATAGCTTTTCTGGCTGACATGTTATGCCCGTTTTGTTTACTTTTATCTAATCATTTCACTACGTTATAAAATATCTACAATATTTATATACTTTGGCATGCCTTGTGCAATATACATTATCAAGAGCAAATGCTCATAACTTAAACAAGGAGAAGATCATGTATCCAGCAATTAAAACAGATGCAATCAGCGAATCAAAAGCAATAGAGATTGTAGGCAAGGATAATGTTGAGGCCGTCAAAGGAGTAAATTGTTATTTTTCCGGTCGGTTGATAGATGACATTTATAATGTGGATGAGATGTCAGCGTCTATAGACTGCCAAGATGTCAACGGCGACGATGTGACTCTGTGTATTAATTACCTCATTGACAAAGACAGTCTTAATGACTGCGACGACCTTGGGACTCTTGATTATAGCAGTTATACTTTTGACATTTTTTAGCCTCACCGACGAGCCGTAGACAGCGAAAACGGGGAAACCCGGTCTGAGGATTAACCAAAAAAAGGAGACGACAATGAAAATAGCAGGTTTAAAAACAGTCACAGAAAAACTGACTAAGATGATGGAAAAAGTATCGGACAGAATAGACAACAATAACCATAGATGTGGGACCGCTGCGGGTGACAAATTAGATGACCGGTTGAATGAGGTTTGGATGATATTAGACACGGCCAGAAACAACCTAAATGAAATAAGCGACATATAGCCAAACCAGCCCCGGGAAACGCGGGGCATAAAGGAGAATAAAATGGCAGAATTTTACGAGCTTTTAGACGGCTTCCCAGGAGAGTTTTTTTTATGGATGCTGATTATGTGGCTTGCATGGATAGCTGGCAAGCTGAGAGGTGATATATGATACAGGACATCGCCCCGGAACGCATCTTAGAGAAATACGGCAAGGTCTGCTACTCCTGCGATCATCTCGGATGTGACAAACACGATAAAACCGAGATAGGCGCAAGATTCTGGTGTACCAAAAAAGCGGTTAATTTCACATTTGGGCTCAAGGGGGCCAAAAAGATTTACTGCGATGACAACTGGGTCTTAATTGACCATACAAACTAAGGGGATAG